ATTTCAGAAGAAAAGTATCTTATAGGTCAAAAAGTGCAAGAAAACAAATCTTTTGTTGAGTTTGAGTTAAATTTACCTTTAGATCTAGATAACTTCGATGTTAATCATAGAACTGTAAATGCTAAATACTGTTACTGGCAGTATAGGGGGTTAGGATGTCGATATGAAGGTTTACCGATAGAAAAGGAAGATGGAGAGTCTTTTATTGACACTAATAATAATATTATAACTGTAAACGCTGGTGAAGAATTTAATTATCAAAATTTATTTTATCAGCCTGATTCTGGCTATTCTGTTGGTGATGTCGCTTATATTGAAGATAAATCAATTATTTTAGATAGAGGCGAATGGAATCTACCAATATTTCACAGAACTTGGTATGTGTGTGCGCAAGCTAATTCAGGGCAGCATCCAGAAAATAATCCCTCATTTTGGCAAAAAGATGGTTGCAACAAAAAAATAGAGGCTTGTCAAAAGCGTTTTTCTAGCAAGAGCTTGGTGAAAAGTTTTATTGGAGAAGAAGCGGCGACATCTGACTATTTAAATTTACACAGAACAGGTGCAGCTTCGTTCGCTACAACTGATGCCAATGTTACAGGGGTTTTTGGTGGAGATTCTTGGACTTTATCAATTTTTCTGCGTGGCGAAGCGCAATATCAAGCTGATGATGGGGATTGGTATAATCCCGCTATTTTTGCAACTCATGAATTACCAAGAACAAGTTTTACCTTTAGCCCAGCTGCGGATGGCACGTTTGATGATGTAGTGAGGGCAAACTTACATTTCTCAGATAGAACTTCTATTAATAGACATAAAGGCCATTACTTAGATTTAGCTACCCCCACAGAATTAGGTACAAAAAGCAAATTAACAAAAGTCGAAACTAAAATAGCATCTAGAGATAAGTTCCATTGTCTTGTTTTTAGAAAAAACACCGATTCGAAAATAGAAATTTTAGTTAATCCTCAAAAAAACCAATATGGACAAGCTATTTACTCTAGCAAATCATCTATAAATATTGATAACGGTACGGCTGGAGTTGATTTATTTTCTCTTTTTTCTGACAAAACAAGTAGTTTGGATGAAAAAATTTGTTTTGGAGGAGACATAGGCCAAGTTTGTCTTTGGTCAGGTAGACTTAACGACGATGAAGTTTGCCATATAGGGTCTACAAATGCAGTGTCTGATGCAGAATATTATTTAACCGACAATGGGTTACAAAAAACAGCTAGGCATTACTGTGATTATGTCCCTCTAAGATATAATGAGGCGACTGGTTACTTATCCACTCTTACAGGTTCGGATAGGCTAGCTTTTTGGTATGATATGCAGACAGGCTTAAGCTCCAGCAATCTAGTGATTCAAGATGAGTCCCATAATAACTATGATATTACTGGTTTTGGAGAGACGGGATTATTTCAAAAACGTACGATAGAATATACAAAAGGTAAATTCCAAGAGTTTGTTCCTCATCAAAATTCACAGTTCCAACTACCTTTTGGAGGGTTCCCCGGAACAGATGGATTTGATTACAAAACTCAAGGATCTCAAAACAACATATGAATATAAAAGAAGCTTTACAAGTAATAGTTGACGAGTCCGAATCCAACTCTTTTATAGAGATATGTGGTTTTTTAGGGTTTGATAGGGAGGAAGAAGCTTATGTTGTTCAAAATGAAAAAAATGTGGCCGAAGACCCTTCACAGCATTTCATGATTGACCCTCTAAATTACTTACTTTTTAAGGAAAGGTATGACTTGTTAGCGGTTTATCATAGCCACGTTAATACAGACGCTGAACCTTCAGAGTTTGACGTAAAAATGTCGAATAATTGCTGTATACCATTCTTAATATACAGTATTGAAACCAAAAAATTTGATCTTTATGAGCCACAAAATATAGAAACAGATGTAAATACATACAACAGGTTTAAGGAGGATTATGACAACTATTAGATTACATGGGATTTTAGCTCAAAAGTACGGCGAAGTGTTCAAAATGGACATTAGTAAGCCTAGAGATGTTATTAGAGCTATTGATGCTAATAGGGACGGTTTTAGAAAAACTGTAATGGATTTACAAAAAGAAGGTTTCTCTTATGAGATTTTAGTTAATAAAAAAAGACTTAATAAAGACTCATTTTTAAATAGTAAAAAAGCTCAAGAAATAGACCTTGTGCCTTTTATTGTCGGATCTGGTCTACCAGATCTTGTTGTAGCTTTGATTTTCAGCTTGGTTTCTGCGGTTGTTCAATTTGCTTTAATGGACCCGGGGACTATTGATGGGGGGCAAAGTACTGTGGGCGCAGATAACAAATCACTGATGTTTAGCAGCAGCCAAATTAATCTTGCCGCTCAAGGCTCCCCCCTTCCTATTGGTTACGGCAGGTTAAAAGTTGGATCAAGTGTCGTTCAAGCTTCATTGAAGTCTCTCCCACAAACGACTAACTCTCTTGATGGTATGGTTCACAACCCTTTTACTTCTAAGGGTAATTCTTATGGATCTGAAATTTCTAACCAAGTATAACTATCATGAACCATCTGTCTAGAAAGAAAAAACTCTATGGAGCGGGAAAGAAACCTAAAGTGAAACCTGCTGTTTTGCAGCCTCCTAAAATAGGAAATTTTCAATTTGGAGCTTCTTTTAGTTATATTGAAACTTTAGATTTGATATCGGATGGACCGATTGAGGGTTTAGTTGATAATAAAGGAAATCTTTTGTATGAAACAGAGCAGTCTAGAGGTGTTTATTTAGATGGGACTCCAATCTCTATAGCTACCAAACAGTATGACGATCCTGATTCTGAGTCATCTTCATCAGATGATAAAAAGGTTTCGAAAGCTATATCAACTTTTCAAAATTTAAACATAGAAGATAAAGGGGGAGCTAGCGTTTTTGATTATGCAGAGGGTGGCACACCGTTCTCGAGGAACAGTGATACAGAAAGGTTTGTAAGAGTTTATTTTGAACCTTTAGTTGAAAATATTAAACCATTTGTGCGGGGCGGTAGTAACAGTCAGGGTGAGTCGAGTACGCCGTCATTCACAAAAGATCCTCCAATGTACAATGCTCTCATCTCGAGTGTCCCCCGCCTGAGACTCTCCAGAGTTGGTTTTTATAGTTTTTTTGGGGAGAGTTTCAGCTCCAATGGCGTACAAAGACCCGCTGATGGGCGTAACGATTTTTCGTTTAGCGCATCGAACGTTTATTTTGAAGAGCGTTACGAAATGCTCTTCACTAATAATACCACGATGGCTAATTCAGATCTATTTGTTGCTTTTATTAGAGATAATGGAGGTGCAGGTAGTCGAAGGGGGAATTCACGTTTCAGCCCAGAATATAATGAGAGCTTTACTGGAGCAGCTGATTTTATTTTTGCTGAGAAGTTTGCTGATGTCTCATTTGCTGATGGGGTTTCAGGGGCATCCTTCTTTGATAAGATTTTAAAAGCTTGGGATATTTTCGGTCCACCTCCTCAAGCGGATGAGGATTTTTTGCTGGATGAGGATAACAAAGTGCGTAAGGAGAGAAACCCCTTCATGAGAGATCTTATAAAGCACAAAATGGACAAAGTTTTTGGGTCTTATGTTTGGGAAAAATCTACCGCTCAGGAACTTTACGAAGAGTTTTTTCATAGAACTTGGAGATCAGGTTACATGGTCTGCTATTTTCCAGATAGGAATGTGTTAAATAACATAGGAGCTATTCAATTCACTAAACCAGAAGAAGTTGTCGTTGCGCTTATTCAGGAGAATGGTTTATATTCACCAGCCTTTAAAAATGAAAATTATTTAGATTTATTAATTCCAATCTGCGATAAGAATGGGAATCTCGACCAAAGCGCTGATATATTAGGAGGTTCATTCGTATTCGTAAATACTGAGTGGATTGCTTGGAATGGCAAGCATGCAGGTGAGTTCAAGACAACCCGTATGGATATACGGAGTTTGATAAGAGACCTCAACAATGTTACAAATTTGGGGGTTACTCAAATTAAAGATGTTGATCCATTCAACTCTAAATACAATTATAATAATGTTTTAATTGAATCTAGAACAGGTGCAGAGGTTCAAGAACCATTTCGTTATTTCAACAAGGTTCACATAGACAAAAGTATAAATAAAAATGTTTATGGGCCTTTCAGATCAGTTGGTCAGGTTCAAAGGATAAAGAGGAATGATGACGAGACAAAAGATAACCTAAAAATGGAGACTGCTGGATACGATGGTCCAGACGGCCATATAACTCTTGAGAATGGCTTACCTATTAATGAGGGTAGTAATGATAACAAGAGAGCTATCCGTACAAAAGATTACTCTTCGTGGAATTCATCAAACAATTCATATTTTCTAGACGAAGAAGCTAACCCAATCACTTATTATATCAACAACCCAAATGTTTCTGAGGTTTTCGTTACATTACAAATAGATTCCCTTTTTGATACTGTTGAGGTTCAATATGGAGGAGCCGATAATGATT